ATGAAAATGACAGTCTATTTTGATGGTAATTTTTGGTTGGGTTTGATTGAGTACGATGATGATGGTGATTACAAAGTTTTTCGGTATTTTTTTGGAAAAGAACCTAAAGATGATGATGTTTTTAATTTTATAAATCATAAACTTAATGATTTGATAAAAAAATATGAGTTTGTTAAAACGGATATTTCTCTAAAGCGTACGAATGAACACAAAAAAAGTCCTAAAAGAATGCAAAGAGAAATTAATAGAGAAAAACGTAAGCCAGTAGTATCTACAAAAGCGCAATTGGCGATGAAAACTATTCATATGAGTATAAAAAACGAACGTCAATTAAGTCAGAAATGTAAGAAAAATGAGTTAAGAAAACATCGGTACCAATTAAAACAAGAAAAACGTTACCAAAAGAAAAAAGGACATTGATTGTGTCATCATATAAAAAGCTTGAGAGTGTCATCTCAAGCTTTTTATATGTTAACTAATATGAGTCACTAAATAGTCTGATAATGCTCAATTAATGTGTTTGGGGAAAAAATCATTTCCTTAAAGGACACCATTGTCATGTTGTTATCACCTTACTTTTTTTATACTTAGTATATGTTTAAGAAAGGAATAAGTTGTTTTGAGAGATTTTGAGGAGTTGTTTGATAAAGTAAAGCCAATCGTAATGAAGCTGAGAAGAAATTATTTTGTTCAACTTTGGGAATATGATGATTGGATTCAAGAAGGACGTATTGTACTTTTTAGGTTGCTTGAAGAGCATCCGTATTTATTGGATAATGAAAGCAAACTATTCATTTACTTTAAAACAAAATTTTCAAATTATTTAAACGATGTATTAAGACACCAAGATTGTCAAAAGCGACAATTTAATAAAATGCCTTATGAAGAAATAAGTGAAGTTAGTCACTATGTTAAGAGTAAAGGACTAGTTTTAGATGACTATATTGCTTATCGTGATACTTTAACAAAAGTGGAAGAAACTTTGTCAGATATTGATAAAGAAAAATTTGAAAAACTGATTAGTGGTGAACGTTTTGCGGGGAAGAAACAATTCATACGAGATATTCAACCCTTTTTCAATGCTTTTAAAGCGGATTAATCGATTTTATTTCTGCAGTAGATAGCTGCAGAATTTTTTTATAGGGAAAGTTCGCTGATATATTCCTGTGAAAGCCTTTGTTTTTTGTTATAATATAAGATTACCTCTCAGAATCATTGATATCAAGGCTTTTTTAAAGTCTAAAAACAGACTTACTACGTTCCCCACTACGTTTGTGTTAAATAGCGACGAGTTCGGCCAATTTGTCAGCAACATTATCCTTTGATTTTTTGGATAAGTGAGTATATAAATCCATCGTGATTGCTATTTTAGCGTGGCCTAACCGCTCTTGTGCAATCTTAGCGGGAATCCCAGCCTCAAACAACAACGAAGCGTGGGTATGTCTAAACCCGTGGGGAGTAATCCTTTTTAATCCATGCTTCAATATAAATCTGTCCAGTCTTTTTCTCACGGTGTCACTAGCAAAATTAAACAATTTAAACGATCCGTGTAAAGGTTTGATACTTTGCTTAATATATAATTTGGCTAACGTCATGGTCTCAGCGTCCATTGATATGGTGCGATTGCTTTTTTTGGTTTTAGGAGATTGTACAGCCCATCCTTCTTTTGTATAAGCAATGGTTTTTGTAATGCTGATAGTATTGTTGTGGAAATCAAAGTCGGTATCTTTTAAAGCTATTAATTCACCAATCCTAAAACCGCCATAACTCAGCAATCTATAAATCAGACGCATCTCTAGAGTTTCTTCAGCTTCCACAATCCTCAAGAAAGCATTCAATTCCTCTTTTGTGTAATATTTTTTGGTGAGTGTATCCATGTTTTTGTAAGTGCACTTTGATCTCAACGTCTTGCTCATGGGGTTATTATCAATAATACCTAAGTTGACAGCAAATTTAAAAATTCTGTTTGCTAAACTTAGATAAAGCCTATAACCGCTATATCGAGATAGGCAATTCACAAATTTTTGACAAATCATGACAGTTATCTTCGTCATTTGCAGTTGTCCTAAATGTGGCTTTAAAATTGTTTTATAGTAGTTTTGGTTAACCAGAAATGTTGACGGTTTGACTGTATTTCGGTACTGCTCAAACCACAGTTTGGCTACATCGTCAAATGTAGTTTTATCGTTGCTTTTCCAAGCGCCTTGACGCTGAAAATCATCAATAAGTTTTACCTCGGCTCTTTTAGCTTCTCTTTCTGTTTTAAACCCTTGCCTAGTTGTCCTGACTTGTTTACCAGTCATGGGATCAACACCAAGGTATGCTCTTAAGCGATAGGCAGTTGTGCCATCTTTTTTAGTGTATTTTTCAATCATTGTTTTTTCCTCTCTCTTTGCGCTGGGGAGTGCTGATTTTGAGATAGGATATTGGCATCACCTCCTAAAAATGATATAATTAGGTACAAGAAAACGACCTTTTTAATGGTTGTTTCTTATACTAGATTCGCCCCACGCTCAGACCCTCCCAAATTTGAGCGTGGGGCTTTTTTTATTTCCATAATCCTGAGTTATATCTCACTTTGATATCTTTAATCTTGCTGTTTGTCCCAAAAACAATACTAGCCGCTGCTGTTTCTCCATCTTTTACAACAACGCTATATCCGTCATTATCTAAATTTTCGCTGATAACTGAATCAAAAGAAATAGTTTCATCTCCATTGTAGGCGAAAATATCTCTTGTATCAAAACCTTTTGTTTCCCCAGTTGTATTTTTGAATTCTATCGGCACAATGATTTTATTTTTGAAATCTGTTGTTGTTGCTAACATTCTTGTTTTGTCATTATTTGGTTTATTTATAGTTAAGTAACCTCCACCCAATTTAACTTCATCACCAAAAGACGATACAACTTGATCTTTATTAAGATAAAATTTAATAGCTCTGACAGACAATTCTTCGTCAAAACGACTGGTAAAATCGGATATGGTTTTCCTAATACCTGACGTCGTTTTATTTTCTTGAGTTTTTTCTAATTTTGCTATTTTCTTCTCGTTAACAATATTAGTCTCTGCCAATCTGTAAATGACAAAAAACGAAAATCCTAAAACTAATAGTAGTATAGCGTGTGTCCAAAAATACCACTTTTTATAAAAAGGTTTTTTCATATCATAAATCTCCTAAATTAAATTTTTAAACTCATTTACTACCATCGCTTCATCGCAGATGGTGTTTAACCTATACGCTTTCATAAATCTATAAACATTAAAATCTTCTATGTCGTCAAGTTTTCCACAGACTACCCTTCTCTATAAATATCTACCACCTCACCAATGGTTCTGAAATCATCTCCTTCAGCTGGTGTGATGTCAGCATACTTTGGATTAAGTGACTGGAGGTAGTCGTTCTTTAATTTCTTGACATAGTTTTCACCGTTAACTTGGAAAATACCAATTTTGTTAATGTCAACTTGATCAGCCAGCTTAATAAATAAAAAGTCGCCATTTTTTATTTTTGGTTCCATTGAGTGACCGACAACAACCGCAACGGTGTCATAGTTTTTTTCATCTGGTATTTCATCAGCGTAGAAGTCAACCTCTGTGTCATAGTCATCCTCTTGCCAATATCCAGTACCAGCAGACACTTTACCGGGTACAGATAGACTTACACGTTTTCTGGAGCCGTATTCTGCCATCTTCTCTTGCAAGTTTATCACTTTGCCTTGTTCCTCAGATAAAAGTGTCTCAGATATAGCCAGCAACTTATTCTTTCGTACGTTGTTAAGTTTTGAATAGTTAGATAAGAGAATTGCTTGCCTTGGATCAAAGTTGACTTTGGAAGTTGCTCCATTAGTAGAGTGTTCTTCAATCAAATCTGACTTGTTAATTGAAAAGTATTCAGCCAAAAGTTCTATTTTCCCTATTCGTGGATAAGTTATACCCTTGAGCCAATCTCTAACCGTAGTATACTTCAGTCCTAAGTCTGCACATAGTGTATTTCTGTCTACTCTTTTTCGCTCCATATAAAATGCAAGGTTTTTAGAAAATATCTCTTTGTTCTCTAATTTTTTTGAAGACATTTTTGCACCTCCTTATAATGTATATATTACGGCAAAAACGCAAAAAAGTAAATAAAAAATTAAAAAAACCGTAAAAAAACGCAAAAAAATACTTGACATTGCGGTTTAACCGCAGTATAATATAATCAAGCTTAAGGAATTAAGCAAAACGAAAGGAGGTACAGCTGATGAAGTCGAGGCTAAACAAAAAGCCTAAACACAAAGAACTAGAAGTCGAAATCAAAATTCTTTGGTTTAAGCTTAGAATAAAACATCTGATTACTAGGTAATCGGATAGGGGGTGAAACTCCCCCACCCCTAATAGGGGTAAGTTTAGTTTAGCACATTGGCTGTATCTCCGCAAGAATGAAAGGAGAAGTTATGAGTGAGCAAAATGAAAAGTTTATCGGAGTGCTAAAAGATATGCACATGCAAATTTTGCGAGATTTCGTAAACGCAGAAGACCCCTTAACAAGGTGCGAACTTGCTAAAGGGTTCCTCGAAATTGGCGACTATTTATCAAAACAATGACTCGCCACGCTCAAGAGCTTCGGCTATAACTTTACCATTATTGATTTGTTCTTGCTTTTCGGCTTCAATAAAAGGTAAATTATGTTTCTTAATAGCTTCCATAGAGTCTTCGTAAAGTTTGATTTTATCTTCGATAGACAAAGTAGGGCTAGAAGAAGCAACAATAGCGAGAGCTAAATCTTTTGAATTAGAAATTTTCATTAGCTTATCCTCCTTTCTGCTAGGATAAGTTGATTATAACATTTTTAGGAGGTACAAAATGAATTGGAAAAAACTAATGTTTGGCGATCTAGAACACACGTTTACTAGTCGTAATGGCAAAGAAAAAACAAGTATTGAATTTGAAGGTGGCGTATTGCCAGCACTGTTAGTGCTAGGTGGTATCACTTGGCTGATCGCTTGGTTTATTACAAAATAAAAACTCCCAAAAGGAGTGGAAAGGAGGGAAGGCATGGAAAAAATTAAATACGGTGTACTAGGTTCTTCCAAGATATTTCACACAAGAAAATCTGCTCTCACTCATGCAAATCTTTTAGGATATCCTCGTAGTGCGGTTTTTTTGATAATTCCACAGGGAATGACGCAGAAAATGATTTATAAGGTGAATTAACATATCCTGCTTTATTAGCTTTAAATAGTTTTTTCTTTTTAGCTACTTTAAAAGCAACAAAGAGTCTATCTGTGATTTCAGATGTTTGTATGATTAAATCCATCCTTGTCATACTGTGGGCTTTTAATACTCCACAATCTGCCTCTGGAACCTCGATAAGGATTGTATTGCCATCAGGCTGTACTGCGGCTATAGCCTCTCTACCTGTTAAATCGTTAATTATATTATTTTGCTTTTGGTAATAATGCTGATATTTTCTGTTTTTATCAAAAACAATCAAGTCGAAGTAGCTTACATCAACATTAGAAGGATTGATGATTTTAATGTTAGCTCTTAATGTACCATTTGGATTATATATGCTTTCACCGTTGTCTAAAATAACGCTCAAAATCCAATCTGAAACAGGAGCAGCAATTAACTCGACTTGTAAGTTATTTCTTCGGTAGTTTGAATAAGATAGAAACAGAGCTATTAAAGCTATCCAATTTTTTATTAGATATTCACTTGTAAACTTAAAAACACACAATAAAAATTTAAAAAAATTCATTTCAACCTCACATTTTTATTTAAATTATACCACAGAAAGGGGGTGGGGGAATGACGAAAATGACGTTGAAAGCTTTAAGAGCAACAAAAAACTGGAGTCAAGAAGAGGCTGCAAGAGCTTTGAAAGTTTCCAAAGATACATGGGGCAACTGGGAAAGAGGTAATACAGAGCCAAGTGTTACAAAGGCTTATCAAATTGCCTATATATTCGATATATCATTAGATGATATTATTTTTTTACCAAACATTGCGGTTTAAACGCAAACTCTTAGAAATAGAACAAAACTAACACAACACTAGAAAGAAGAAAAATGCAGGAAATAACAACACAAAATGATTTTGACTATTCACTTGTTGATTTTGAAACTCAAGAATTTTTACAAGAGCGTTCAAATATTATCTATGGAATTCAAAGCAAAAGCGCTTATGAAATAGGTAAGCAACTTGTTAAAGCTCAAGAAGTTTTGGCAAAAAATAGATATGGTTGTTTTGAAGAGTGGTATTCAAGCCTTGGATTTAGAAAAACAAAAGCTTATGAGTACATTAATCATTATAATTTCATTCGTTCGCAAAGCGAACAATTGAATATCGAAACATTTGAAGAACTTCCAAAAAAGCTTCAATCAGAAATGTCAAAGCCGTCTGCCAATCCAGAACTCAATCAAAAAGTCTTTGATGGGGATATTACAACTCATAAGCAATACAAAGAGTTAGAACGCCAACTCAAACTAGCAGAAGCTGACAAAGAACGGTTAAAACAACAAAATGAGAGACTAGCCGAACAAGCCTTGAGTGCTAAAGTCGTTGAAAAAGAAGTCGTAATCGAAAAAGTTCCAGATGATTATGAATCTACAAAGCAACTTAACCGGACTTTACTAGATAAAAATAAAGAGCTTTCCACAACACTTGAAGAAGCTGAATGGGAGCTAGATAGTAAAAAGCTTGAGTTATCGACAATAAAGCTTGAGTCACAACGAGCTATTGAAGTAACAAACCAGATTCGTCACCTCGAGGGCAAAAAAGAAAAACTTGAGAACCTTGTTACTTCGATAAGTGAGCTGTCCTCAATCATTAGTGACGTGCAAAACTTCTTCGATACGAAAATGGCGCCACTTCGTTTTAAGCCAATTATCAACAATGTCAATGCACATTATTCAGTTACGGAAGTAACCAAGATGGTTAACACAGTCCAAACTTGGTGCGATGAAATGTACAAAATTATTCCATCTGGAAATAGAAAAACAGTAGAAGAGGTAATAATCAATGAGTAAAGAATTATCAGAAATGAATGAAAAAGACGCTCTTGAAGTTGTCAAAGGAATGACGATTGAAGATATGATGATTGAAGTCTTATCTTCTCAAAAACAAGTAAAAGCTTCTCAAGAAGCCATTAAGAAAGATGTTGAAGAGGTTCGTTCTTTAGCAATTGAAATTGATAAAAAAGTCCATATTGATGATGTGGAAGCTAGTGAAATTAAAAGCATTATCAGTCGTCAATCCTATGAATTCGCCAAAGAATATTTTGATAATAGAAAAGTTGTTCCAAGCGCAAATCTATTCGCTAGCAAGAAAGGACAGTTTATTCGTGTACAGCATTCACGATTAAAACATCATTTCAATGTGACGAAGTACACTCATATCAAACATACAGAAGCAGAAAAAGCTATCAGTTATTTAAAATCACTATCTTATGGTTTATTCACACCATTTGAAACTCGTGAAACACCAAAACAAAAAGAGATTATCGAACTGGAAAATAAAAATAACGGTGATGATGTCGCTTAGAACTAGAAAGGAAACAACATGAACGAAAAAATTACAGATGAACAACTTAACAAATACTTAGAAATCAGAACTGAACTTGGGGAAGAAAACTTTAAATTTATTAACGCTTGCTATGATGAAGTTTTGCACCTAAAAAAAGAGGAAGCGACAAAAAATATTAAGTTTGAAATTACAGATTTTTCAAAATTTCGTGATTTTGCTAAAAAATAGCCCTCAGAATTAACTGAGAGCTTCTAGTTACATGATTTCTCCACGCATACGTGCCATACGTTTGTCGTGTTCATGCACAGTTTCAGAGAGATTTTTGCCAGATAAATGTTTATTGAGTATCTCTGCCAAAGCTACTGATAATTTATCTGATTCAGACACGTCGTGTCTATCCAACGTCTCTTTAATTCTTTGTGAACTAATCATACCTTATCCTCCTTCCTATAGGATAGCTACATTATATAACAGAAAGGTACAAAACACAATATGTTGTGTATCTTAGACGATTAAAAACACAATATGTTGATTTTTAAAAGTATTATGAAGAAAAAATTGAACAAAATTCTCATTGATAAAGGAATGAGTAAAAAAGAGTTATCGGAGAAAACAGGGATTAGCTACAACACCATTATGAATATCGGTAAAAGAGATATTTCGTTTAACAAAATGAAAAAAATCGCCGATGTCTTAGACATTAGCCTAAACGAATTCAGATAAAACAAAAAAAGCCACTGCGGGAACAGTGACTAACCAAAATAATTTAACTAATTATACCACGAAAGAGGTGATAAATCCATGCAATCACAACTTACTTACGATTTACTAAAAAAGCAGATAGCAGAAGAGCTTTTTGATGAGATTAAGAAACTCATACAGGAAAAAGATTTAGCAAATCAGTGGGTCAATCAAACAACGCTCGTCAATGAATACGGCTACTCATGGCAAACTATAAAACGCATGGAGAGCTATGGGCTTGAATCTTTTAAAAACGGTAAAGACAAAATGTATTGTCTTGCCGATGTCAATAAAATTAAACACTTAATGAAACAATAAGCACTGGGGAGTGCTAGAGGAGTATAACATGGAAAATCCAATTACAGGCGTAGTAGTCTTATTATTTATCGCTTTAATTGCGTACATCGGAAACCGCAATAGTAATCAAAAAACAATTACAAAAACAGTTGACACAATCTTAGAAGATTATCAAGTTGTCAAAAAAGTAGAACGCAAACAACGCACTGATTTTATAGAGTTGCCAACGCCAGGTTCTTGCGGAAAAACTTGGGGCGTTGATAAACCGTTCTAGAGGGACTAATGAAAAACATGAGGTTTTTGAAGTATGAAAAAATATGAATTATTAAAAGATGACACTATTGAAGTAGCAGGTAAAACATTATTTAGAATCAAAGCGCTTATAAGTTTTAAGGACATTAGAAAAGGTGAAATCGGTGGATATGTTGAAGCAGAAAGAAATTTAAGTCAATCTGACAATGCTTGGGTAACTGGCAATGCTTGGGTATGTGACGATGCTTGTGTATGTGACGATGCTTGTGTAACTGGCAATGCTCGTGTATCTGGCAATGCTTGGGTATGTGACGATGCTTGTGTATGTGACGATGCTTGTGTAACTGGCAATGCTCGTGTATCTGGCAATGCTTGTGTAACTGACAATGCTTGGGTATCTGACAATGCTTGGGTAACTGGCAATGCTTGGGTATGTGACGATGCTTGTGTATGTGACGATGCTTGTGTAACTGGCAATGCTCGTGTATCTGGCAATGCTTGTGTATCTGGCAATGCTTGTGTAACTGGCAATGCTCGTGTATCTGGCAATGCTTGTGTATCTGGCAATGCTTGTGTAACTGACAATGCTTGGGTATCTGGCAATGCTTGTGTAACTGGCAATGCTTGGGTCGAAACATCAAATGACTACATTGTCTTTAAAAACAACTGGTCTAGCTTTAGATGGTTTACTTACACAAAATCTAACAAAATGTGGCGTGTTGGTTGCTTTTACGGAACTGGTGACGAATTAATTAAAAAAGCTTACGCAGACAGCGAAGAAAGTGGCAGAAAATACGAGTTATACGTAAATCTTGTTAAGGAGTTGTATAGAGATGAGTAGACTTAATAAAGAAATGATTGTCATTTCAAGGGAAGAATATGAATCGCTTGTTAATTTTAAAAAGGCGATTTTAGAGGTGAGAGATGAATAGACTTAAAATGTTGAGAGAAAAAAAACAATTTAACAGTGATGCAATTCGTTGATGAAATTAGGCAAATTGCGCCAACAATGACAGCAACCCAGTGGATTGTGTATGAAAATAAAGGTATCAATCAGTATAATGATAAATTTTGGCAGATAATTGCTGACTATTTTGGTGTAGACCTCGGTTATCTGTATGGATACCAGCCGGAACCTATCATCAGAGAATTATATGCAGAGATAGAATTCTTGCGTGACGAAAACAGGCGTTTGAACAAAGATTTGACTGATGAATTAACAATAACAGAAATATTTAGAAGGGAATTACATTGCAAGTCAGAAAATACAAATGTTTAAATTGCGGTAAAGACTGGGAAATCATTTCAGAATATAGATGTTTTGATTGTCCAGAATGCCAATCTGAAGATGTCATTATTACATGGCAAGCGAGGGTATACGATTGAGAATATACATTAACAAACACAAAAAAATGATTATCGCACCTGATTACAACGATCGCTATGGCGGTGTATCTAACGTAACCATCCAAATAAGAGATGGAAAACTTAGCAAAGAAATTAATCAACGCATTAACGAAGCCGTTAATTTTATCATTAAAGAATATGAGCCAATGTTTGATACACCAATAATCGATGATTTATTTAGAGAAAAGGAACAGGAAATCAGAAAAATGGTTGATTATGACACTGCTTTAACCGAGATGGTGGAGGGATTAGACATTGAAGATAACTAAAGCAACTGAGATTACACGTACACATAACTGGCGGATATTAATTTATGGTAAGCCAGGGAATGGAAAAACTTACCTAACTAATTACTTGCAAGGAAAGACATTAATTCTTGATATGGATCACTCATCAAAAACAATTGCAGGAAACGAAAACATCGATATTATCCAATTCGATAGAACGCATCCGAGCGATTTTATGAATGAGTTCTTAACAGAGTTACCAGAATTGATTAAAGGATATGACAACTTAGTCATTGATAACATCACTAGTTGGCAGTCAGATTGGTTTATTGAACAAGGTCGTAAGTCAAAAAATGGTATCACAAACGAATTACAACAATATAACATGTGGACTAACTACTATCTACGAGTATTGACTACAATTTACAATCAGCCAATTAATATTTTTGTTACAGCTTGGGAGACTACACAAGAACTAACATTAGAGACTGGTCAAATTATTACGCAATATGTACCAGATATTCGTAAGCAAGTATTGAGCCAGACGCTGGGACTCACAGATATTGTCGGTCGTGTGCAAGTAAATCCAAAAACTGGTGGTCACGGTATTCTTTTAGAAGGCAGTGATGGTTTATATGCTAAAAATCGCTTAGATAACAGGAAAGTGATTGAAGCCAGTAAACTATTCGATTTTGGAGACGTAGAGCATGAAACTACGTGATTATCAAGAAGAACTGGTTACTAACATCAAGCAATCAATTCTTAAAGGTAATCGTTCGATAATTGTTCAGTCTCCTCCTCGCAGTGGAAAGACGGTCGTAATGGCGCACATTGCTAAAGGCGCAACTGACAAAGGTAATAAAGTTTTGTTTTTCAGTCATCGCAAAGAGATAAATGAACAAGTCAAAAATACATTTAAATTGAATGGTGTTAATTTGAATCTAGTCACAATCGATGGTGTCCAAACTCTAGTAAGAAAATTAGATAAGCTCGATAAGCCAGAGATTATTTTAATCGATGAAGCACATCACAGTAAAGCAAATTCATATATCAAAATTATTAATCACTTTCAAAATGCTTTAAAATTACTTTTTACTGGAACACCGGTTAGATTAAATGGCGATGGGTTTGATGATATAGCAGACAATTTAATATTAGGCAAAACAGTAAAGTGGTTACAAGAGCACGGAAACATCGCACCATTTAAATATTACGCACCGTCAATGATTGATACTTCGAAATTAAAAAAACGAGGCGGAGAATTTACAAAAGACTCGATAGATGAATCCATGAAATCTGTTATTTATGGTGATGTCATAAAGCACTACAAAGAATTAGCAGACGGAAAACAAGCAATTGTGTACACACATAACATTAAGAGTGCCGAACAAGTAGCTGATGAATTCAATCGAAATGGGTATAAAGCAATTGCAATCAGTGGTAAAACACATAAATCAGAACGTAACAGTGCTATGCAGGAATTCAGAGATGGAAAACTTACAATCATGGTTAATTGTGAACTATTTACTGAAGGTATAGATTTACCAAATGTCGATGTTTGCATTATGTTACGACCAACACAGTCATTGTCACTATACTTACAATTTGCAATGAGACCACTAAATCCACGTAAAGATAAAACCGCAATCATTATTGATCATGTAGCAAATGTTGAACGATTTGGGCTTCCGAACATGGATAGAGATTGGACACTTTCTGGTACTGAAACAAAGAAACAGAAAGCAAAAATTGGAGAACCAACAACACGAACGTGTGATATGTGCTTCGCTACTTATTGGAGTGTAGAACGCCTCTGTCCATTGTGTGGCCATCAGAATGAAATAACTGAACGAGAATTAGAAGAAATCAAGGAGGCAAGACTTGAAGAAATAAAAGAAGAAAAGCAGTTAAGACTAACTGCAAAAGTTAAAAAATACAGGAAACCTTCCGACTGTCAAAATATGGAAGAACTAACAGAATACCGTAAGCAACGAGGATATAAGCCGGGGTGGCAATATCACGTTGCTAAAGAACTTAAATTTATTTATTAAAAGGAGAACAACAATATGTTTACAATCGATTATTCACAAGCACAAGAATTTGCAACAATCACAGACGGAACTTACGAAGTAGTAGTTAAATCGGCGAAACCAGACGCAAGTAAAGGTGGAACAGATTTTATGAATATTCAATTCAAAATTCGTGATGACTTTGACCAAAAATTTAAAAATAATCTCATTTTCCATAAGATTTGGGTGAATAAAGAAACACAACAATATAACGCCAATCAAATTAATACTCTTGCGAAAACCGCTCAGTTACCTGACGGCGCTAAGTATGCTGGTGTTGAAGAATTCTTAAACGCTCTTGTAGGAAAACACCTAAAAGTAACTGTCCGTAATGAAAAATCAGAATACAACGGTAATACTTACGAAAACCTAAATGTTAAAAAACTTGAAAAATCAGCAATCATGGCACCTGCACAATCAGCACCAATCGACATCACAGAAGATGGCCTGCCATTCTAAGATATGGTACAGATGATTGATTACGCACTCAATTATCTAAAAATGGGCTACAACGTAATACCAATTTCGAAGACTGGTAAAACGCCCTTAGTCGCTTTTGCTGATAAACCACGCTTAACAGAGAATGATTTAAAACGAATTTGGAGAGATAATCCAGACGCTAACATAGCACTTCGGACAGATTCATTCTTTGTTATTGATGTGGACATGCATGGAGATGTTAACGGGTTAGAAAATTTAAGAAATTGGGAACACGCAAGATTGATTCCAAAGACCTTGCAAGCTACTACACCGAGCGGTGGAAGGCATATCTACCTTAAAAAAAAACCTGAAATGCCAATAAGTCAAAATATAGGAATGATTGAGGGTGTTGATATTAAGGCACATGTTAACAATTACATACTTGTACCGCCATCTAGCAATTCAAAAGGTGCGTATGAGTGGGATATGGTTAGGTCTCCTGCTGATGGAAGTATTACGGAAGCACCTATTGAATTGGTAAAAGAGTTGCAAAAAATGAAACCAGTTGAGCCAAAATATGATTTTTCAAATTTTACTTACACGGGAAGTAATAAAACCGCAAAGTTATTCGAAACAATTATTACTGGTTTTGGCGATACGGGCGGTAGGAATAATGCGCTTGCAGAATTTGTCGGAGGATTACTATTAAGAAATGTTGATATTGAGATAGCTTATCACTTAGCTAAGCTATCAAACAGTAACACAAGTGATCCATTAAGCGACAAAGAATTCGAAAGGACATTTAAAAGTATGTTAGACAAGGAGATGAGGCGAAGAGGTGATTGATTTTGATTATTACAGAGAAAAATTTTCGGAAGAAGGTTTAAAGCCTAGTAAGCCGAACAGTTGGAAAGCGATAAAAGCAAAAGCAATAAAATATCGTAACGATTGGTTAGAAAACGTTAAGGAAAATTCAGACGGTAAAAATTATCCAAAGAATTTGAATGAAATTGCAGTAGCAACAGGAATGAATGAATTGCTTCATGTTATCACGCTCGATAATGGTAAGGTAGCCATCTACGATCCAGAGAGTGGTTATTACCAGAAGGACTATAAATACGCTTATAAAATCATTCATTTATTGCAACCAACATTCAACGAAACCAAAGCTCGCAACGTTTTATTTTTACTTTCCAGTATGGACAGAGAATACACTTACAATGGTATGCGCGTGGACTTCGAACCCGAATACCGTGACATCAGACGTTTTATTCTAGTTAAAAATGGAATCTACGACAAACGAAAACGTGAACTCCTTCCATTCGATTATAAATTTATCAATTTCAGCACTATTGAAACTAAGCTAGTTCCAAATGCAAAACCACCCGTCATTGGCGAGTGGCAGGTGGATGAATGGTTATTAGATTTAATGAGCGGTGACAAAGAATTAGTTAATCTGTTATGGCAAGTAATTTCAGCATCATTGAATGGTAATTATTCTTACCGCAAATCAATCTGGTTTATTGGTAATGGTAATGATGGTAAAGGTACTTTTCAACAAATGATTAGTAACTTAGTCGGATTTAAAAACGTAGCACCGTTAAAAATTAACCAATTTTCAGAACGTTTTGGTTTAGCAATTATTGAAGGTAAAACAGTCATCATAGGTGATGATGTGCAGGCTGGTATTTATGTTGACGAATCATCGAATTTTAATTCGGTCGTTACTGGTGAACCAGTCAGCATTGAGAAAAAAGGCGAAAACCCCTATATGGCTATATTTAAAAAAACAGTTATCCAATCTACCAATGCTATGCCTTCGTTTAAAAACAAATCAAATGGTACATACAGACGAATTATCATTATTCCATTTAAAAAAACATTTAGTAGTAAAGATGATGACTGGAATATTAAAGATGATTATATCAACAGACCAGAAGTCTTAGAATACGTTTTATGGAAAGCTATCAATTTAAACTTTGATAGGTTTAGTGAACCAAAAGCGACACAGGAACACATGAAAGAGTTTAAAGAAAGTAATAACACAATTCTTAAATTTTTAAATGAATATTTAGAAGACATTGAATCTACAAGAATACCAACTAAGTTTTTATGGGTATTGTACCAACAATGGTGCAAAGAAAATAATAATCAACTACCTAAAAAAAGTAGTTTTGATAAAGAACTAGATTCTTGTTTACCAGAAGGCTGGATTAAAGAAAAGCAAAAACCACTAGATTACTTTAGACCATCTATTGATAAACCAGACTATTATATTGATGGATCGTTTAAATGGTCTGAAGAAATGAAGAAAAGAACAGCAGTATTAATTAGAAAAGTTACTGCGTTACCATAAGTTACCACAACCAAGAACCGTGAAAAAGCTTAGAGTGACAACGATTCTAATTATTATGGTTACTAAGTTACTATATATTTACTATATTAAATAAAATAAATATAAATATAAATATATATAGAGAGAGTGTGGGAAAATGGTGTAACTTGGTAACTAAAACAGTGAAACCTCTTGGGAGAGTAAGAGTTTCACTGTTCCTTTAGTGGTAACTCAAGAAGTGACTAAGTAACTATTAGGAGAACTATGACAACAGAATCTTTAATACAAAATCAAATCAGAGTTGGACTATCAAAAGCAGGTCACACAGTGTTTCGAATTAACGTTGGTAAAGTCAAAATGCAAAATGGACGTTGGTTTGAAACTGGTGTGCCTAAAGGATATTGTGATTTATCGGGATTTAGAAAGGGAGATGCGAAAGCATTCTTCATCGAAGTAAAAAACGAAACAGGTCGAGTAAGACCAGAACAAAAAAAATTTATGGAGGTAATGGCATCAAGAGGGGCACTAGTTGGTGTTGCTAGGTCTGTAGAGGATGCACTAGAGATTGTCAATGAACGAACTAACGGATAAATTTTATAGTATCTTTGATAGCAGTATTTTGAGACGTGTCAAAGAGTTAAATCTAGATGATAAAACATCAGAACGCTTAAGACTAAATATCTCAAATAACAAGCGTAGAAATATACTGCCAAGGCCTTACGTAATCGAAGCATTTAAAGATTATTTTGATAAAGACACTTATGTACAGATGTATCTCAAATCATATCGTGAGTATCACGATCCAAATGACCATGAAACAGAACTTTTTTGTAAAACTAAAAAGAGCGCACAAAGATACTAAGTTAGAGCATTACAAGCAGACTAAACGTCTGATATATGCAGCTATGAGTTTTTAGAGGTATAACACATGACAGATAAAATTAACGCAGAAACTATGCAAGTAGCATATAACGAAAACTATCAAACATTTTTAGCCAAAAACGCAGATTACGGAAATTCTTTCGAGAAGTCTCTAAACGACTTCGGATACATCGCTGGTATCGTTCGTATAGGCGATAAATACAACAGACTATATAATCTTATAAGCAGCGACAAAAACGTTTCAGAAAGCCTGTCAGACACGTTAAATGACATGGCTAATTATTGCACAATGCTAGCAATTTGGCTAGAGAAAACGGAGAATGCAAATGACACACGTAGTTAGGGTTTACGATCACATCGGCGGACGAGTGTTGCCTACTGTTTATAAAGACAAAGAGTTTAAGACTAAAGACGAAGCTATTGCTTATCGTGATAGCTTAATCGCTAAAAGTGATGCAGAGTATTTTTTGAGAGGTGAGTTATGATACCGAAATTTAGAGTGTTTAACAAAAAAGCTAAAAAAATGTATAGCATTGATGGCTATATCTATTTTAAACGTCGCACTGCAAGACCACTACAAGTCGCAAATTACAGAATTACGGACACAGTTAAGCAGGACACAAAAGCAGCTTAAACGTGCTAGTGATGATAGAGCTAGACAGACAAAACGGATTGCTGAGCTGACTGGAAATGGGGGATAGGGTATGATTGACGAAATTTTAAAAAGACTTAATAAAGAATTTGACAATGATCTGGATAACTACGGACAAGAAAGCTACGCTGGTTATATGGCTGCAATAGGTGTAGCAATTGAAATTGTTGAAGAAGTTAAGCGAGGTAGAAAATGAATATTGAAGAAGCGAAGAAATTGATAGACAAACAGTCTATTGGTAAAGGTGGTGTCGGCGACATTCCAGTAGTGAAAACACATATTGTAAAAGTATTACTCGACCAACTCGATCAACCTCAACCAGAAGTGCCACGGTTTGTGGCTGATTGGTACGAGAAGCATAAAGATAGCTTAGAGTGCGATTTATATTTATATCACATGTCGATATACGATGAAGAAGTCGAAAAAGATGACTTCTATTACTGGATGCAAACATCAAAAAATCCAGTCTACACACTTATTAATATGCACCAATTCGGCTACACCATCCAAAAAGAGAAGCTGTATACGGTTGAGATACCTAATCCGAATGAAAGACAGTTAAGTTTTGTGCTGATGAGACAACTTAGCGGAAATGTAAGTATCAAAGTTATGCATAGAGATAACTTAGACTTACTAAAGACAGATAATGATTTACAACTAACAGAATCCGAAATCCGCAAAGATTTCGACTGGGCGTGGCAGTTTAGAGAAGAGGTGGTGGAATGAAAGAAAAAACAATTTTTATATCCAAAAAATATGCAAATGACTTTAACAATGACAAATATAATTTGTCCTCTGGCTATTATTTTAGAAGTGGTGAAAAACATGATATTGCTATTGTTAAATATGGTGAAAAAGATTATTTAAAAAATACTGATTTAGCATATGTTGTATGCGATAAAATCGTTGACGCAGACTCTATAGGCTTCGTTTATCATGGTGAATATGAAACTTGGCATTTTAAACTATTAAACACAGAAGCAAATTAAAGTCCCACGCAAGCGCCTAAGAGCCTGCAATGGCTCTGTGGGTCTACGAGCTGGAATACTCGTTAAACTTACCCTGGAAGCTTTCTGTAAGTATTCAGCTGCGTAGCGTGGAATAATCGTTACGTAGTTATAGAGCGAAATTTTTAGAAAGGGAAATATCCTCCGACATTTTTTTCATAAAAAATCTAAAGTCTGTTATCGCTCACAGATGATTATACAAGCGCAAAGCTGAAAATATAGTGCTGACACAAAACTAAAAATTTAATACTCGACATTTAACAACACAAAAAAACAGTCAGCAGAAAAAGGAAAGGAGAACAATAAAAAAGCGCTCGTGAAAGCGCCATTCGGTATATATTCGTACAACTATTATATCATACGAGGAGCTTTCATGACGTTTTTTCCAGAAATTAATATACAAAAGACTAAATCAAACGCTAAGCGAAAACTAAGAGAGTATCCACGCTGGCGTAGGATCGCTAATGATGTAGATACTCAAAAAGTGACAGCCACTTATTCCTTTGAACCTAGACAATCACACGGAACTCCTAGTAAGCCAGTTGAACGCTTAGCACTCAACCGTGTGTCAGCTGAACAAGAATTAGAAGCAATTGAGCAATCAGTTAGTATGATATTGGAGCCAGAAAAGCGTAGGATTTTGTATGACAAATACCTATCTCCTTACAAAAATGCAGATAAGGTTATTTATACAGAATTATGTATGTCAGAGAGTTTTTATTATGACACGCTAGATGCTGCATTATTAGCTTTTGCAGAGCTTTATAGGGAGGGCTCTTTGATTGTAGAGCAAGGAGTTTTTGACTAGTTTTTATACAGTAATACAATAGTTTATACATAAAAATATGTGTTAATATAGTATTATCAAAATAGCAAGAAGAGATAATCATTTACCAACTGACTATTTATTTAGTCGTCAACTTTAACTACTATCAAACTTGTTATTTTATGTATGTGGGGCGTGCAGGTTCGAATCCTGCCGTCTCAATAGTGGCTTAGCACAGATAATCCATAGCGATATGGGAAAGCTTTTGTAGGTGTATCAACAAGAGCGCCAGTAATGGTCAATCTAAGCAATCCAATCTTTATGTAATCAGCAGTGGTTACAGCACACGAAGTCAAAGCGCAATACCAGAGCCAATCGGTGAGGTGCTGTGTCAGCAGTACGTGCGACGAGTGTGTAGGAGGCATAAACTGACGAAGTTCAAGGGTGGTACCAAGAGCGGTCAGCATGTTGTGCAACACTGGGAGGATATCCCAGTCAAACACAACAAGTCAAGGTGTACCAGCACCGAGATAACAAGCAGGCGTTGCGCATTTTGTTGTTCAAAAGGCGACGAAACGCAAGGCAATGCACGTCTGCGATACACGAAAACAATGCTATTTGTTGAAAATATTGGAATAAAGCAAAAGTCATTGCCCGTCGCAAACGAAAGTGTGCTTCGGTAGCTAGGCTACCTGCTAGAGTCTCGCAAGGATAATAGCAAAGTCAAAGAGTAAAGCAGCTTAGACCTTTAGCGGGGTTTTCGTTAATTGAAAAATGGCTTAGTAGTTTGTGGCGTAACGAGTGGTTAGCGATACTAACCGCGCATGGTTGTTACTTGAAGGGATTTGAGTGGATAAAAAACTAAAACATAAGGTTTTGAAAGACAACTGACTAAACGTGTAATCTCAGCGTGTTTACATTTGGAAAGTTACTCAAGTGGTTTAAGAGGACAGGTTGCTACCTTGTTAGGCGTGTAAAAGCGTGCGTAGGTTCGAATCCTACACTTTCCGTTATGAACATGAACCGTGATTGGAAAACGGTAGAGGTAGCGCCTTGATAATTGGATTGTCGACGGTCTGATTATATGTGTCGGTTCGATTCCGACTGTTCCTGTTCGATAAATAGAAGTGTCCCAGAATGGGGTAGGCAATTAGCTTAGCATTCATTCGCTATTTATCTATGGTTAACCAATTAGTCACCAATTGTGGTGGCTTTTTATTATGCAAAAAGAACCACAACGGTGGCTCTTATGCTTGTAATTTTAATTCAAGTGCTTCAGTAAGGACTTGAGAAAAGTTGAGGTTTTTATCTTCGGCTGCGTTGTTCAACCACTCAGGAATAGTCACGTTTTTGCGTACCTTCTTAGAGTGATATTTTTTCATGTAGGCAATCATATCAATGCCAATTAAAGCAATATCAGAACCAAGATACTGTTCTTTTAAATCAGAAACGGAGCTCGCCTTTGGATAGTCAGTATAATCCTCAAGGGCAAAACCTAAGACTTCGACAGCCATTTCGTAAGCTTCTTGAAAGTCTTCACCTTGAGTGATTGCTTCAGGGACATCTGGAAATGTAACCATGATATAATCTGAGTCTTGTGTAAATATAGCTGGATAAACTAACATAATGATTCTCCTTTGATTATTGTGAGATAAGCAAGTCATCTTGTCAAGCGGATTATTTCAAACCCGCTTGTTTTAAGATGGTATCTTCAAGACCCTTACCAAGGTCTTTATTGTGCATTGGAACGATTGTTTGGTGTCCTAAATCATCACGAAGTTTTTTATGACTACCGTTTTGACTAATTTCATAAAACCCGTTCTTTTTAAGCAATTTAATCATTTGCTTAGGGGTCATTGGCATATTGCTTACCTCACTTTCTATACTTATATTATACACATAAAAGACATGTTTGTCAAGTAAAATACGCATAAAATACTTATTTTTTATTGGAGGTCAGGCAATGAGACCACAGAAATTAACTATCTCAAGAGGTAGACGAACAACTGTAGACTACGATGATAGGTCAGCTGAGTACAGAGATTATAATCGTAACAGATGGAAGTATGACAAGAAGACTAAACAATTTTATAACTCTAAGATTTGGAGAGAGACAAGCAAACAAGTCTTGTTGCAGAGTGATTATGTCTGTGCTATGTGTGGAGGAGAAGCAACTATGACTGACCACATTATCTCAGTTAAGAAAGATTGGAGTAAAAGGTTAGACTGGAACAACCTACAAGCGAGCTGTAAAGCGTGTAATGACAGTAAAGCGATAAGAGAAAGATGTAAAAGCCATGGCGAATAAACGGCTATAAAAAAACGATATACGGCACAAATGTTCGGAAAATACCCCGCTTGTTTTTGAACGGGCGTGTATTGTTCGTGTTTTTGAGAACGCGGCCTTTTTCGTGCAAAAAATTCCCTTTTTGAAATTTTTGAACTGTCAATTTTTGTGTAAAGGAGGTCCTATGGGGAGAAAATTAAAAGTAGTTGAAACGACAAAAAAACACCTTACTAAAGAAGAGAAAAAAGTCCGAGAAACCGCTCAAGAAAAGGCTTCTGACGGTCTTGCGAAATTGCAAGTAACACCACCGCGGCACTTAAACGAAGTGGCTAGAGCTGAGTATAGAAGAATTATAAATGACCTGCAGACCCTACCCATAAGAAACTTAGATAGAGGGCTTCTTGAACTATATTGCACATGGTACGCAATATATAAAGATGCAGTCAAAAAATTAGATGAAGTTGGCTATTTTGCGAATGATCCAGACAAAGGTTTAATTCCGAGTCCGCTTATTTTAACACTGGAAAAGGCTACAACTAATATCAGAAGTAGTGCTAGCCAATTAGGTTTAACAGTTGACAGTCGTATGAAAATGTTTATTCCTAAAGAAGAGGAAAAGCCCAAGAGTATTTTTGATAAATTTGGAGGATAAAAATGAAGCCGGTTAAAGAATTTACTATTAAATGGTTAGGGAACGACAAGTTTCCGATTGTTGAAATCAACGGTGAGAAAATAAATAGCATCACTAAAATAGTTGTTAAATACGATCCAAATGACGCCCAAAATAATCCATGGGATAATGGCTTTTTAGTGGAGTGTATTGGCAAAGAAGGTGGTCGGTATTATAAGCAAACGATAGGGCAGTCGTTTGGCGTAGGTTCGTAGGTGATAAAAGTGGAATACGATTATTCAGCAATCAGCGACATCTATAAAGATGACGCTTTTTATTATGCAAAAATGGTTGTTGACGAAGAGATAAAAGCAAGTCAAAAAGTTTTCAAAGCATGCTTGAGACATTTGAATGACCTCAAAAAAATAGGCGATGACAATTTTAAATTTATTTATCTACCAGAAAAAGCGGCCGATCCAATTCATTTCATTGAAATTTTACCAGACGTCAAAACTGGAAAACCATATCCGTTAGCCAAATTTCAAAAGTTTATTATATCTAATCTGTATGGATGGCGTAAAAAAAACGACCATTCTTTGAGACGATTTAGAAAAGCTATGATTTCTGTTGCTCGTAAAAACGGTAAAACAATTCTAATAGCTGGTATTTTGCTTTATGAATTTTTGTTTGGTCATAACCCATCTATGAGCAGACAACTATTTTGTACGGCTAATGACCGAACACAGGCTAAAATAGCTTGGGATATGGCTAAAAAGCAACTATCTTCTCTAAGAGGTAAAGATGAAGATGTTAGAAAAGCCACTAAAATTGTTAGGGACGAACTCAAAAATTTGCATGACGAATCCTATATTAGGGCCCTTAGTCGCGATACGGGAGCGGTTGATGGATTTGAACCTTATGTTGGTGTCTTAGATGAGTTCGCAGCATCAAAGACTAATGAAATGCTAGAACTTTTAGAATCTGGTCAAGGTCAGCTTGATAACCCGTTTATCTTGATTATTTCGACGGCTGGGGTGGATTTGAATGTCCCAATGCACACAATTGAGTATCCATACATCACTAAAATACTAGATGGAGAAATTGTAGATGATGGCTATTTTGGATATGTCGCGGAGCAAGACAACGAAGAAGAGATTAAAGATGAATCTAATTGGATAAAATCTAATCCAATACTCGAAGTAGAAGCTCTGCACGATAAGATCATGGACTATCTACGAACTCGTAGACGAGTATCTCTCGAAACAGGGGAAATTAATAAAGTCCTGATTAAAAACTTTAACATGTGGCGTCAATCTAGCGAGGAATCCTATATTGACAAGCAATCTTGGGAACTTGCTCAGATTGATAAACCAGACACCACAAAACGCAGAGTTTGGCTAGGTGTTGACGTCGGTCGTGTTAGCGACTTGTTCGCTATCACACCAGTCGTTATGATGGATGACTATTGGTACATCGATAGCTTTTCTTTTGTTGCTACAAAATATGGTTTAACTGCTAAAGAAAAGCGGGATGGTGTATCTTATAGTAATTTGGAACGTCAAGGTTATTGTGAGATAACAACACTTGAAAGCGGGGTTATTGATGATGAGCGTGTCCTAGAAAAAATTGAAGAGATGGTCTATACCAACGAGTGGGAAGTTAATGGAATTTGCTTTGACCCTTATCAGTTTGGAACATTACTTACAATGATTGAAAAAAGGCATCCAGAGTGGCCTCTGATAGAAGTTTCGCAGACGACAATGGTTTTGAACATGCCGACAAAACAATTCCGTGACGACCTCAAAAAAGGCAAAATAAAGCACTCTGGTAACCCTTTGCTGACCATGGCTGTAAACAACGCCTATATCAAGACTGATAACAATGGTATGAGGATTGATAAGAATAAGAATAGCAATAAGATAGACCCTCTGGACGCAGCTTTAGACGGGTATGCAGTTTGTTACTTAGAGCCATTTGATGGTTCTGGCTACTGGACAAGCGAAAAGATTCTAGGAGGAGAGACACTGTTTTGATTGGTTTTATTTTAAAAAACATACATACATTAATCTTATTAGTTGGACTAGGACTGTTAATATACGGTCTTTTTTTGTTTGGCGATAAAGTCGGCTTTATATCAAGTGGTCTTATCTTGGTTATTTTAGCTATCTACGTAGATAGCATAGGAGGAAGAAAATGAATAAACGTATTAAGAAAAAACGAAAAATTGAAAAAAAAGTAGCGTTACTGATTGCAGAAAACGCATTGCAAGCTGATGCGCTAAGGAATCAGCATAAAAGAATTGAGCAACTCGAACAAATTGTAGAACACAATGCTCAAGCAACTAATAATGAGTTAAGTCGCATCAAGAAAAAACACAAAAACCGCTGGAAAAAGTAACAGACCTCTAGAAAGGAGGTGAGAAATCTATGAGTTTTTTTCAACCTTTGGGGAGTTCAAAGGTATCTTACGATGACTATGTAGCATCTGTTCTGGCCGGCGATATCTCTCAAAAATATTTAGGAGTGTCGGCGTTAAAAAACAGTGACATTTTGACAGCGACGTCTATTATTGCTGGAGACATTGCTAGGTTTCCGCTCGTTAAAAAGGATGTTAATGGCGACATCATCCACGATGAGGATATTAATTATCTTTTAAATGTTAAATCCACAAATAATGCGAGTGCTAGGACTTGGAAATTCGCTATGGCAGTCAATGCCATTTTGACCGGCAACTCCTTTTCTCGCATTTTGCGCGATCCAAAAACAGGTCAAGCGCTGCAATTTCAGTTTTATAGACCATCAGAAACAACAGTCGAGGAAACGGACAATCATGATATTGTCTACACTTTTACTGACACTTTGACTGGTAAAAAAATTAAATGCTTTGCTCATGATGTCATACACTGGAAATTCTTTAGCCATGACACAATTTTGGGAAGGTCTCCGCTTTTATCTTTAGGAGATGAGATAGACCTACAAAAAGGTGGTATCAATACCTTAATTAAATTCTTCAAGGATGGATTTTCTAGCGGTATCTTAAAAATGAAAGGTGCTCAATTAAGCGGTGAAGCACGTAAGAGAGCCAGAGTTGAATTTGAAAAAATGCGCGAGGGTGCAATTGGTGGTAGTCCTTTAGTATTCGATGATACGCAAGAATATACACCACTTGAAATTGATACTAACGTGTTGCAACTAATCACAAGTAACAATTTTTCAACCGCTCAGATTGCTAAAGCTTTGCGGGTCCCTAGCTATAAGCTTGGGGTTAATAGCCCAAACCAGTCTGTTGCTCAACTTATGGAGGACTATGTCACAAATGACTTGCCTTTTTATTTTGACGCAATTACAAGTGAGTTAGGTCTTAAAACACTAAACGACAACGACAGGCGTCTCTATCATATCGAATTCGACACACGAAGTGTCACAGGTCGTAATGTTGATGAAATTGTCAAGCTGGTTAATAACCAAATATTAACACCTAATCAAGGCCTTGTCGAACTTGGTAAGCAAAAATCTACAGATCCTAATATGGATAGGTATCAGTCGAGCCTAAACTACGTCTTTTTAGACAAAAAAGAAGAATATCAGGACAAGATTGGTATCAAAGGGAAAGGAGGTGAGGTAAATGCCAAAGAGGATAAATCTTAAAGGGCCACTAATTTCAAATAATTCTCAAGAAGTTTACGACTATTACGGAATGGAAGCTGTTAGTGCAAAAAGTATTTTTGATAACCTTCCCGAAGACAATAGCGATATTGTTTTGGAAGTTAACTCAAATGGTGGTCTTGTTACAGTCGGAAGTGAAATCTATACGGCTTTGCGAAATTATAAAGGAAAAGTAACCGCAGAAATCACTGGTATGGCTGCAAGCGCAGCATCAGTGGCTGTTATGGGAGCTGATAAAGTCGTCATGAGCCCAACCGCTCAGATGATGGTGCACAAAGCACTTTTTAATCGGGTGTCTGGTAATAGCGATGTTCTAGACAAAGCTTCTAACGCTCTGAAATCTAGCGATAAAGCTATCGTGAATGCCTATGTCGCAAAAACAGGGTTATCGGAAGATGAAATCATGGATTTGATGCGAAATGAAACGTTTATGTCCGCTCAAGATGCCGTAGAAAAAGGTTTTGCTGACGAAGTGATGTCGTTTGAAGCAGTCGCTAGCATTGATAATTCGATGTTGCCGCAAGCGGTAATTGATGATTATTACGCAAGTAGAAATAAACGTAAAAAAGAAATTAGCAATATGTTGCTAGAAATCGAAAAAGAAGAAATTTTACAAGGGCTATAGGCTCATTTTTTATTGGAGGAATTTATGTTCGAAGAAAAAATTAAAGAAATTAAAGCGACTATCGCTGGCTTAAACCAAACAATTGCTACGAAAACAGCAGAAGTAAAAAACTCTTTGGAATCAGATGACCTTGAAACTGCTCGCTCAATTAAAGCAGAAGTTGAAGAAGCTAAAGCAAGCCTAGCAGAAGCAGAAAACGACTTGAAATTATATGAATCTAGCATTGAAAAAGGCGGTGCAGAAAATACTGGAGGAAAAGAAGTGCCACAAGAAACTAAAACATACCGCGAAAGCGTTAACGAATTTATTCGTTCAAAAGGAACAGTAACTAACGAAACTTTGCGTTTTGAAGGGAAAGACGAGGTTCTTATCCCACTTAACCAAACAACTCCTGTAGATCCTAAAACGGACGGTGTTAAGAAAAAAGATGTAAAACCTGTCTCTAGTGAAGAAATTTTATATACACCAGCTCGTGAAGTTAAGACAGTTGTTGATTTGAAACAATTCACTAGCATCCACCCAGCTAAAAAAGCATCAGGAAAATGGCCGGTATTACAACGTGCAACAGAGAAAATGGTAAGCGTTGAAGAATTGGAAAAAAATCCAAAACTAGGCAAACCACAATTTAAAAACGTCGAATGGGAAATTAAAACTTACCGTGGAGCTATCCCGTTGTCTCAAGAGTCAATTGACGACGCAGATGTAGATTTGGTTGGTATTGTTGCTGAAACAATCGGTCAAATGAAAGTTAATACAACAAATGACGCTATCGCAACAATTCTCAAAAAATTCGAAACTAAGACAGTAAAAAACTTAGACGAAATCAAGAAGCTTCTCAACGTTGATTTAGACCCTGCTTACAACGTGTCGTTTATTGTATCTCAAAGTTTCTATCAAACAATGGATACACTAAAAGATAAAAATGGTCGTTACCTATTGCAAGATTCAATCACTTCTGTTTCTGGGAAAGTATTTCTTGGAAAACCTGTTTTTGTCTTATCTGATGACGTAATTGGTAAAGACTCGGCTTTTGTCGGAGATTTTAAACGTGGTGTATTATTTGCTGATCGTAAAGACTTAGGGCTTCGTTGGGCAGATAATGAAATCTACGGTCAATACTTGCAAGCTGTGCTTCGCTTTGGCGTTTCTAAAGTTGATGACAAAGCTGGATACTATGTGACATTCACACCCAGCGAAAGCCTCTGAGAAAGAGGCGAAACCAACTAGTAAGAGCACTGTAGAAGAAATCAAACGCTATTTAACAAGTCAAGGAATTGACTTTAGTGGTAAGACATTGAAATCAGATTTACTTGCACTAGCAGGCGTTGAAGAGGTATAGCTATGGCTGTATCGAAAGAGTTATTAGACAGTGTAAAGCTCTATTGTAAAATTGACTTTGATTTTGAAGATGACATCATCGAAGAAATGATTAAATCGGCACAGGAACAAATCTGTTTTGCGATAGAAGATGGCTCAACCGCAGACACGTTCAAAGATAGCGCTAAATTTGCGTTAGCTGTAAAAAAACAGGTTAAGGAGGAATACGATCACCGTGGTCTATCTGCGGATAGTAATCGCTATCCGCTTGCTAACGGTGTTCTGAACATTATCCACCAACTCAGACTGAGGGGTGGTGACGCATGATAACGCGGAAGATGAATGTTAGAATTACTATCTTTAACCAAACAGGCGGACAAAACGAAGATGGTGAAGTTGTAGACAACATTCGTGAAGATTTGTATACCTGTTGGGCGGAAGTTATAAAAACGCAACTGAGAGATTTTAATTATCAATCGAAATTTCAAAATGCAAGTGATTTGCCTACAAACAAAGATACAAAAACGTTTTTAATCAGATACAATCCTAAATTGTCCATCGATAACACTATGTTTGTCGATTTTAACAAACGTATATATAAGATTGACAAAATTGAATTGGACGAGTCTGGTAAAGATATTACTATGATTAGCGGGGTTAGCATGTCATGACAAAAGGACTTGATGGTATTTTGGATAATCTTACTAAACTTGAGGTTAAAGCGCCTAACGCTGCGAAAGGAGCGGTTACGCAGGTTGCTGAGGAGTTCGAAAAGGCTTTGTCTAGAAATACACCAATAGATTATTCAGTTTATGTTACTAAATTGAAATATGATACTACGACAAGTGGTTTCAAAGGAGCTAACGTCGGCATTATATCAAAAGATATCGGTTACGGTCGAAAAACTGGTTGGCGCGCTCATTTCCCGAATAGTGGGACAATCTATCAAAAAGGACAAGACTTTGAGGAAAAGACTATCAATGAGATGACGCCGAGAGCAAGAGAAATTTACGCTCAAAAAGTTAAGGAGGGACTTGGGCTTTGATTGCTGAGACAACAGCTTATAAATTATTAAAAAACGATAGGACATTGAACGAGTTGTTGGATAAGCTCAGAGGTGGTCCTTTTAAAAATGGGTTTGAACAAGGTATTTTTACTTACGATATACCAGACAACCCAATTGATGTACGAAAAGTAGAGCTAGCCCCATTTATGCGCATAAATACGACGTACGATGGACCATCCCTATATGCGGATGATGATATGGTTAGCAATGAACAACGTATTACAATCAATTTTTGGTGTAAAACGGCTTCTCAGTCTGACCAGATTGCGAAGTGTATAGACGATGTTTTAAAAAAAGGCGGTTTTGAAAGATATACCGCAAATGAAAAGCCAAGATACAAAGATAGCGATATTGACTTACTAATGAATGTAAGGAAATACCGCTATTTTGATTTTTATTAAGAAAAGAGGAACTAAATGGGAAAAGTAAAATTTGGACTACGTGATTTCCAGTATGCAGTGCTTGGAGATGATGACAAAGTAAAAGAAAAAAAAGATGGCGTCAAGCCATTGCCTGGGATGAAAGCAGCGAAACTTGATATTACTAACGAGTTAGTGACAGTTATGGCAGATGATGGACCGTATGTTGTTTTATCTGGCGGTATTACGGAAACTAAATTAGAAATTGAGGTGTTAGATTTGACGTCCGAAGCTCGGCAAGCTTTCTTTGGTATAAAGGCAGAAAATGGTATTGAAAAATACAATAAATCGCTCACGCCTAACAATGTTGCTTGTATGTTTAGAACAAGTGATGAAAATGGCAAAGCGATTTGGGTTGGCTTGCTAAAAGGTAAATTTAACATTCCAGGCATGGATACAAAAACAAAAGAGGGTGCACCTAACCCAGAGGCAGACAAGGTAACGGGTAACTTTGTGGCTCGCGGCGAAGACGGTGATGTTATCGTTATCGGTCGCGAAGCTGCAAGTGATTTTAATTTAGAAACATTCAAAGGAATGGTATTCCCAAAGTCGTAGTGGAAGACCATCGAAGTTCTGATGGTCTTCCTGATAGTCGCCACGGAGATGAAGTTGTTTAAGGTTGGATTTTAAATCCAACCTTTTATTTTTGATAAGGAGTAGATATGTACGAAATTACACTAAAAAAAGGCGGTGTTGATAAGACTTTTGCGAAGGATTTCATCAATGTTGAAGATAATCTATTAGCAGTTGAACATCAAGTTAGGCAAAGCGCTGTATTTAGCAGTGATGAACACCGCTTGGATGCAAAAGAGCACCGCAAATTAAACGAATCATACTTACAAATGTTTGTTGAAATGTACGGAAATCAATTTACTATCGATGACTTAAAACAGTCAGACATGACTGTTTTGGACAAATTGAATGATCTTTTTGTTGACGCTTTAGGCGGAGAAAAAGAGGAAGACGAAAAAAAGGAACGATAACTCCTCAAGAAGCTAAAGACAACTTGCTCTTGTGGATTCAGAGTCTGCTAAAAAATGGTTATACCATTTTAGATATCAAAAAAATGCGCTTATCAGATATAGAATTGATGGTGCAAGCACTAGAGATAAACTTTGCTGAAAAAGAAGAAGTGGTTGAAACAACCTTGGACAAGGCTTTTCCATTCCTTTTCGGCTAGAAAGGAGAATAGATGGGAAACATAGGTGATTTAGTAGCAACTGCAACTCTTGACATAGCGCCTTTTATGGCTAACACAAGAAACCTAAAAACTTACATGAAAACTTTAGATAACTCTCTTAAAGCTGTTGAAAATAGCTTTAAAGGTCACGGTAGTCGTGTAAAAGGACTTAAAGCTGTTTATGCAGAAACGGGTAGTGCTCTGAAAGGTTATCAAGAGTTACTTAAGCGACAATCACAAAAATACAGTGAATTAAAAGAAAGTATCGGTGATGTTGACAAAGCCACTGCCAAACAAAAAAAATCATTAATTAACGCCAAGTCGGCAATGATGGAGACTGCGGCAAAAGTTTCAGAATTGCAAAGTCGCTTAAAAGCACTCGCAACAGAAACAAGTGTTTTTACTCGTTTTGGCAACGCAGCAGAACAAGCTGGGAAAAAGATGAGGTCGTTTGGAGATTCTGTGTCTGGTGTTGGCGCTGCTTTTACTAAAGGGGTTACAGCACCTATTGCAGCAGGAGCAGGATATGCAATTAAAGCAGCAATTGAATATGAAGATGCGTTTGCTGGTGTGAAAAAGACTGTTGATGAAGTAAAAGACTCGAACGGAAAAGTAATTTATTCTTATGATATGTTGTCTAAAGGGATTAGGCAAATGGCTAAAGAGATACCAGCATCAACAACCGAAATATCTCACGTTGCAGAAGCAGCTGGCCAATTGGGTATTAAAACAAAAGACATCTTAGGGTTTACTCGTGTCATGATTGACATGGGAAAATCTACTAACTTGTCATCAGAAGAAGCTGCAACAGCATTAGCTAGGTTTGCTAATATCACACAACTAGATCCATCTAGGTACAGCAATCTAGGTAGCTCAATTGTTGAATTGGGTAACAACTTTGCGACAACTGAAAAAGAAATCGTTGAAATGGGTCTTCGCTTAGCTGGTACAGGTAAGGTTGTAGGATTGACAGACCCTCAAATTCTTGGTTTGGCAACAGCTATGAGCTCTGTTGGTATCGAAGCGGAAGCGGGCGGTTCGGCGTTTAGTCGTGTCATGCAAAAAATTAATACACAAGTGTTGTCTAGTGGCGAAGATTTGTGGAAGTTTGCAAAAATTGCTGGTAAATCCGCTGATGAATTTGCTGCGTCTTGGAAGAAAAATCCACAAGAAGCCATTATTGACTTTGTCAAAGGGTTGAAGCGTTTTAAGGATGAGGGCAAAGACGTAACCGCTTACCTAAAAGATATGGATATTAATTCCGTGCGTGAAATTGATACATTGCAACGTCTAGCAGGAGCAGGCGATTTGTTAGGAGATGCTTTTAAATCGGCTAATAAAGGTTTTAGTGAAAACAAAGCATTGATGAATGAAGCTAACAAACGCTATGAAACAACTGCATCTAAATTACAGATGTTAAAAAACCAAGTGAATGATGTTGCTATTGAATTTGGAGGACCTCTAATTGACGCACTACGCGATGGTTTAGAAGCGAGCAGACCTTTTATCAAAGGAGTAGCTGACTTAGCAAAGAGTTTTAGTTCTCTCGACAAAGAACAACAACGCCAAATCATAAAATGGGGGCTCATTGCAGCTGCATCTGGGCCTGCTCTATCCATTTTTGGTAAAGGCGTCGGTGTCATCGGTGGAACGATTCAAGGACTAGGAAAATTAAGCAAAACGTTAGGCACACTCTCCGGGAGTCTGGGAGCAGCAAAAACTGGAGCTGCTGCTTTAGGAGTTGGAGCGGAAGGTGCAACTACTGCATTAACTGGAATGAGTGGAGCGGCAGCATTGCTAGGGAATCCCGTAACTTGGGGTGTTGTGCTAGGAGGAGCTGCTGCGCTTGCTGTCGGATACTTTGCTCAAAAAGCCTACGAAGCGCACCAACGTACGCAAGAGTGGGGGACTAAAGTTAGTCAAGTACAAGCCAATGAACTGCAATCCTTTAAAGATAAGGTTGATCAAACAAATCAATCAATGGAAGGCTTTAGAGGGGGAGCTGAACAGGTTAACTCCGTGAAGACAGCGTTCCAAGGTTTAGTTGCTGAAATTGAAAAGCTAGAAAATAAAGATTTAAGCGAAAAAATCAAACTTGCAGAACAATTTGGTTTTAGCCAAGGTACGATGGACCAAATAAAAAAATCTAGCCGACAAACTGTAGAGAATGTTAAACAGATGTCTGATGAAGTTATCAATATCTATCAAAATGCTAGTAATGAACACAGAAGATTAACCGAAGAAGAAAAAGCTGTTGTATTAGCGAATCAAAACGAGCTTATCAATGTGCAACTGTCAAAATTGAACTACTCTGCTAAAGAGAAAAAAGCTATCGTAAAAGCAATGAATGGCGATTTAAATTCATTGAATAGCCAGCAATTAACCAAAGCTCTTGAAGTTACTGAAAAATGGATAAAAGCAGAAAATAAGTCATACAATAAACTCAAAAGTGGTCTTAAAAAAGTTTACGACTCTATAAAAGGTAATGACAAAGAGGCTGTCAAAACTCGCGAAGAGATACACAAGAAGCAACAACAACTTGAAGCAGACCATTACTTAAAAATGGAAGCTTACGGCAAGCGCTACGCTGCAATTCAAAAGAAATTGCTAAAAGGTACTGCTAAATATTTAGACCCTCAATTGCAACAAGCGATGGTTAATGATGTTAAAAAGCAAATGAAGGAGCTTGGTTTGTCTTACGAAGAGTTGATGACAAAGACAACCAAAGCGGCTTCAAAAGCGCAAGAAGTGAATACAATGTGGGCTAGAACCACTAAGAAATCTACAGAAGACCAAAAGCTTGCTAATTCGCAGTGGAACGGACTTGTCTGGAATCCCAAAACAGGTAAGTTAAAAACCAATGCTAAAGAGGAAGTAGCCAAGGCTCTTGAAGCGGAAGGTGGCTGGGACAGACTTAAGTTTATTGCTAAAAACGCAAACCTAGAAACAAACGCTCGGATAACCATGGCAGAAGTACTTGTAGAGACTGGCAAATGGGATACCCTTACTCCAGAAGAGAAAGAGTTAGTTGTTGATGGGCATCAAGGTATTCAAGCTATAGTAGAAAGTAAGCAACATTTAGAAATATGGAATAGTTTGCCAGAAGAAGTTAAGCGGATTTTAGGGGATAACAAAGACTTCCTGAATAAAAAAGGAGTTGCAACACGAACTCTTGAAAATTGGAATGCTTTAAAACCAGACGAAAAAAAATTACTCGCTAAAAACTTAACAAAAAAAGGGAAAGATGAAGCACAAAAAACGATCAATAGCTTAGTCGGAAAAGAAGTCAAAGTGACAGCGGCTAATAAAACATTGTCCGGAGTTAACAGCGCTCAAAGAACATTAAATAGTGTGCAAGATAAACATGTCACTATTTGGGCGTCAATCAAAAAAACTGCGAGTGACTTATGGAGCAAACTAACAGGATACGCTGTTGGTACAGACTACCACCCTGGTGGACTTGCGATGGTCAACGACCAAAAAGGTTCTTTATATAAAGAGTTAGTAACATTACCAAACGGACAATCTTTTATCCCAGATGGACGTGACGTTATCTTGCCACTCCCTCGTGGTTCGAAAGTCATGAAAGCAAGTGCTACTCGTGATTACATGTATGACTTAGGAATACCAAAATATGCAAACGGTATTGGTTTTGACAACACTAAGATTGCTAATATCACGCAACGAATGAGCGAACTTCCTAAAAACACAGTGACTTCAACAACAGATGATAAGTTGTATTGGATGATTGAGGAAATGATTGCAGTTTTAAAATCTACTAAAGATAACAGCGTTATTGAGCAAGCTTTAGACATTGCAGAACAAGCAATAGAGCGTCCAGTAGAACTTTACTTACAGGACGGTCAGTGGGTAGCTAAAGTTGCGGACCGCATTACAAATTATCAAACGCAACGAAATAGTCGCAATAATCGAATGAAAGGAATGCTAAATTGAAATTTATTTATGACGGTGTAGACATGTCTAAATTTTTTAGGATATCTCGTGTTGAGCGGTCTATAGGAAATGAACGAACATTGTCGTTGAATGAGACGTTTCAACTTGGTACAGCTATTCGTGGCATAAAGACGGGCGCTAAAATTATCAAAGTACATATAGAGCCACTAGAAATAAATGGCGTTTTAACCGAGCAATTAAAACATGAACTTGCTGGTGTGTTAAATGTTGACAAGCCTAAAAAAATGACGTTCGGAGATGAACCAGATAAGTACTATCTCGGGCTTGCACAAGGTGAGATTTCGACAGAAAAAGTAGCAAGGTGGTATCAGAGGGCTGTTATCACTTTTTTAATTCCAGATGGCGTTGCACATTCGACTACTTACAAAAAGTTTTTAGATTACACGAAAGATGGAAATAAACTAACCTTTAAGTTGAAAAATGAAGGTAATACAAATGCGTTTCCAATTATCAAAATAAAACACAACTCCGAAAATGGCTACATTGGCATCGCAAACGAAACAGGTGCTTTTGCACTCGGCTCAGTTGAAGAAGAAGACGGGACTATCGTACATCGTAACGAAGTCCTTTTTGATTACTCAAAAGCGATAGCGCAAGCTTTGGAGGGTGCGCCAAACGTCGCAAAACTTAATCACATGCCACCCACATATGACACCGAGCTAAAACGCATGAGATTTGACAACATCTTAGGTTCTGGTAAAGGTGGTGAATATGTTGCTATTGGAAAAAGAGGTACTACCCCTGGATACACAGAGCACGTCGGGACTCGAACGTTTATTATCAATCCTGATTCAAACGGAGAATACACTCTCAATGAGCACCTGTGGTGGCAACAGATTTTTATTGCTACTGCGCAGGATCAAAAAGGTTTTTTAAAACTTTGTGTAACGGGAATCGACGATGAAGGAAATGACGAGTTTTTGTATGGAATCGAAACTTACAAACGCAAAAACGGCTTTGAAACAGAATACAATTTCTTTGCGCTTGATGATGACGGTGTGGGCTGGAGATTTTACAAGCAGTTTAAATTTCAGGCAGATAGAAATTATCACAATCCTTTTTCAATGAATAGAAGCAGATCAGTTGAGATTTTCAGGGAAGAAGACAAGTTTCGTATTTATTTTAATGGGGCACATCATCATGTAACTGTTCCGTCTCTTAAAGGGAAAAAATCCCGTAAGATACATCTTGCAATGGGGACATGCAGTGATAGCTCTAAATATATCAACTACAACCTGTTTGAAAAAGTCAATTTTGAAAAAATGGGCGTGTCTCATTACAACAATATCGTCAATAAATATCAACCAGGTGACGAAGTTATTATTAATTTTGAAAATGATACAGTCAAAACTAAAGATATTGACTCCCTGCAGGATATGGTTTTAGGCTCTCAACCAATATCTATTCCACCGGGTGAGTCTGAACTCGTCATCAATGTGTCTAAATTTTCTTCAACAGACCCTGACATCGAACTATTGTTAGAAGAGAGGTGGTTGTAATAACTCTAGTAATACACGACGCAAAACTACATCCAGTTTTGCTTTTAGACAATGAGCGACAAGGAGCACTTAATTATTATGATGATTTGTGGACTAGACAGCTCACAACTGGTTCGTCAGCATTTGAGTTTTCTGTTTATAAAAAATCGCTGTTGGGTGATAATCCACTTAATCACAAATATCACGCACTAAACGATCAAGCATTTGTTTCTTTTGTACACAAAGATAAAGTACAATTGTTTAACATCATGCGAGTCGAGGAAACAGAGACAACAATACATTGCTATTGCGAAAATCTTAATTTAGAGTTACTAAACGAGTATTGCAACGCATATAAAGCAACTAAAGCAATGTCATTTGAAGAGTATCTTGTGCAGTTTGATATTTTAAATTGGGGTGCTTTGACAATTGGCACAAACGAAGTTAAGGACAAAAAACTGACATTGGAATGGACTGGTCAAGACACTAAGTTAGCTCGTATTTTGTCAATTGCTAATAATTTTGATGCAGAAATCGAATTTGAAACTCAATTACACAACAATCACACGTTTAAAGCGTTTATTGTAAATGTGTACAAGGAATACGAAGAGGGCGTGTCCTATGGCGTAGGTCGTGACCGCAGCGACATAGTGTTGAGATATCAAAAAAATGTAACTGGTATCACTAAAAAATTAGACAAGCGCCAGATTTACAACGCCATACGCCCGTATGGCAAAAAGACAGTCAAAGGCGAGCGCGTTATTTCTAATCCTGTAACTCGCAAAGTCACTAAAACAGTTGGGTCTAACAAGACTTACTTAGGCGGCGATATTAAATATTACGGTCACACAATCAAAAAAGCCAACGTACAAGCGATTATAAACTATGCTGTACAATACAACATTTTGCCAAGTGGCATCATTACACAGCTTTATTTAGAGAGTTTCTGGGGTGATTCGACAGTTGGTAAACGTGACAACAATTGGGCAGGTATGAGTGGCGGAGCACAGACACGTCCTAGCGGAGTAAAAGTCACTACTGGTATGGCTCGTCCTGCAAACGAGGGCGGAACGTACATGCACTATGCTAGTGTAGACGACTTTTTAAAAGACTATACTTATCTTTTAGCAAAACAAGGGATTTATAATGTCGTCGGCAAAAAGAATATAGCAGACTATACAAAAGGGCTTTTTAGAGCTGGTGGAGCTAAATATGACTATGCAGCAGCAGGATATCAAAGCTACACAAATTTGATGACTAATATCCGAAATGGTATCAATAAAGTAACTGGAAATATCCTAGATACTATTGATAAGCTGTGGCAAACGCCAGTACAGCCTATAACAGCCGTAAACGTAGCTAGAAGAGCTACTAAGACAATGCAAGCACTAAATGAAGCTACTAGACTTAAAGGTCGCAGAATCGGCTCAGGGCAGTGTTATGCTTTGTCTGGTTGGTACGCTAAGAAGTTAGACGGAGCTTGGATTGATAGTTCCATCGGTGGTATCCGTGGTCGCATTGGCGGTGGGATGGCTGCTGCTTTAATCGGTACTGACTATAACTGGGGGGCGTATGGTTGGAAGGTAGATAAATCACCTAACGCTAGAAACTTAAAAGCTGGTGGTATTTATAATGTACGAGCAAATCGAGGCGCTCCTTTTTATACCACAGGCTGGGGGCATACAGGTATTATCAAGAGTGTGTCCAAGACCAGAGTTACTGTTTTGGAGCAAAACTTTGTTGGCCGCATGTATGTTGTCGAAAACTCATATGACATTAACTCTTTCGCATCTGGATTACAAACAGTATGTTACCCTCGTGAAATAGCGCAAGGTATGTCTGTCAATGGTGCAACTACTCAGCAAATCACTGGCGGAACACAGATATCGTATGAAGAAGTTGTGCAAGAGGCACAAACAGAAACATACGAAGAAGAGCAAATCATCTATATTGACAACTCTATCTACAAAGAGTGGAAAGATGAAAACGGTAAAGTAGAATACTATCTCAAAAATGGGTTTTTGTACGCACCACTTTCAAGGGATCGCTATCCATCGGTGTTGACTGGTAACGAGACACGAGATAACTGGATACGTAAAGATATGGAGGTTGAGACTGATAGTCAAGACGTCTTGATGTCAACAGGTCTAAAAGACTTAAAAGCACACGCATATCCAGCAATTACTTATGAAGTTGATGGCTATGTTGACTTAGAACTTGGTGATGTTGTGCGGATACAGGACGACGGATACGAGCCACCGCTGATTTTGACAGCACGAGTAGTTGAGCAAGAAATATCCATAACAAATCCCAGCTCTAACAAAACTAAATTCAGCAATTTTGTCGAAAAAGAAAGTCAGTTAGCTTCTGATTTAATCAGTGATATGTTGCGTCTATACGATGAGTCAATTCCATACGAAATCAAACTAGCTACTTCGAATGGTGTCGCTTTTAAAAATGGCACTGGTGAATCTGTCCTAACTCCTAGCTTGCAAAAGAACGGGAAAGACTATGAAGCAGTTTATTTTTATAAAAATGGTGACTCGCTAATTGATATCGGACCATCGCTAATCGTTAAAGCAAGCGACTTTAACCACGTTTTAAATATAACAGTTGAGGCATATTTAAATGAGGAACTTGTAGCAAGCACACAAATATCATTTACAGACACTGAAGACGGTGCTGACGGGAAAGATGGCGCACCGGGACCACAAGGACCTCCCGGTGTAAACGGACTGCAAGGTCCAAAAGGTGACCAAGGCATTCAAGGTCCAGCTGGTGCTGACGGTAAAGCGACTTATACGCATATAGCATACGCCCTTGACGAGAACGGATCAACTGGCTTTAGTGTATCTGATAACGTTGGCAAAACGTACATAGGTATGTATGTTGATGATAATATCATAGACTCAAACGACCCTAAAAAGTACAAGTGGAATTTGATAAAAGGCGCAGATGGTGCTAGAGGTATCCAAGGTCCAGCTGGTGCTGACGGTAAGACACCTTACTGGCATGTAGCGTATGCAAACAGCTCAGATGGGACAGTTGACTTTAGCGTGTCTGATAGTGCAAACAAGCGCTACATTGGGCAATATACTGACTACGATGCAATAGATTCAAGTGACCCTAAAAAATACCGCTGGACTGACATGGTTGGGACGGTTGTCGTCGGGACAAACAATCTGATTGATGGTACAAAATCATTTTTTGGGACTGATTGGTTTACTTCTGCAACGCTAGAAGACGAGAACCTCTCTAATTGTCCTTTCACGCTTAAAAAATGGATTAGTGGGCAAAAAGTGTCGCATGCAAAAGATATCATGGTCGAGCAAGGTGTAACGTACACTTTTAGTGCTTATGTTAAACGTGAGGTAGCTGGGAATTTATATTTTTATCTTTATGATATAGCAGATGGTTTTATTACTAGCGATACCCCACGAGAGACAATTATAAAAAACGTTGACTCTAGTCTCAGACGTTTTGAAATCACTTTTACACCAACTAAGACAGGTAGGATTAGACCAAGGTTCGCGATGGTGTCATCGGAGCAAGGTAGTTTCAGCTCTGGTGGGTTTATGCTCGTTAGGGGAAATAAACAGGCGACTGGCAGGAATCAGAAGCTGATAAAGCAAGTAATCTTGATTCAAAAGCTGATCAAGAATTAACCCAAGCACAAATTCTAGCTCTTGAAGAAAGAACTGCTATAGCAAGAGAAAATGCAATTGCTGAGGCTATGCAGAATACACTCAGTGAAGTTGAAACTAAGTGGAAGCTTTGGTATGACTTAAATACGATAGACGAAAAGCAAAAGTTGCAAACGACATCGCTCAATTGTTTGATCGTACAACTGAGTTTAAACAACTATTAGGTGAGGCAAGTGCAAGATTTAGCTTTATCAACAATGAAACGTTGATTGGTGAAGAGGGCGTTGCTATCGGTGACAAAGGCGGAAAAGCAAAGTTATTTCTATCAAATGACAGCATTTCATTTGTGACAAATGGTGTTGCTCAGATGACATTGACAGGTGATACCTTAACAATAAAAAATGGACTGTTTACAGAGCGTATACAAATTGGAAATTTTGTTGAAGAAGTCTATGACAGAAATCCATTATTTAATGTTATCAGAGCAATTAGAAATAGTTAGGAGGTGAGACATGGGAACTGCTACATATAGTAGGTCGTGGGGGAATAACCTGACACTTGAAATATTGTCTGCTTGGAATAAGCCAAATATCGCAAGTAATACAAGCACAGTCAATGTACAAGTTTTTTTAAAAATGTCTAGTTATGGCTATATTTCAATAGGTGAAACTAGACCTTTAAAAATAACAGTTGATGGTAGAGCTGAGACCATCAATGTTAATCCATCGATAAATTACGGACAGAGAAAACTATTATTTGCTAAAGATTACATTGTTAATCATAATTCAGATGGAAATAAACCACTATTCAATATTTCAGCATATTATCCAATAAACTTTAGCAATTATGGTGAAGCGACTGCAAATCAGTCTATCTCGCTACCTAAAATTAATAGACTTAGTGTATCAAGTGCTATTAGTGGTGTGCTAGGTAATGCAGTAACTATCACAATCAATAGATATTCAACGTCATTTACTCACAATTTGAAATATGATTTTAAGGGTAGTACAGGTACTATCGCAACTGGCGTTGGTACTAGCTATTTGTGGACTATACCGCCAACGTTTGCTAATTTACTGCCTAATGAATTAACTGGTACAGGTAATCTGATTGTTGAGACGATGGATGGATCAGCAAAGATTGGTGAGACAAAATATACTTTATCAATAACAATACCTAATACAGCTACTTATAAGCCAAAATTGTCAAGTATCACTCTATCTGATACAAATACTTTAACTAGTAGCATTGTTAGTGGAAACAATTTTGTTAGGATTATAAGTAAAGTTAAAGTTGATTTTGGCTCAGCTATTGGAAACAACGGTTCAACAATAACAAGTTATAATGCTGAAATTGTCGGGAAAAGTAACTCAATTATCGGTAATGGTAGCGTATTTGATAAATTGGACTTTTTGGTTCAGCAACAATCAGAGCAACGGTAACTGATAGCAGAGGTCTAACATCAGAACCAGTTGACACAAAAATTAATGTCATTGATTATTTTTTACCAATTGTTACAAGTGCAAAAGTAGTCAGGTCTCAGCAAAATCCTGACATTTTACAAGTCTTGCCATTTGTTAAGATTGCACCAATTATAGTTGGTGGAATACAAAAAAACCAACTCAAAATGTCGGTATCTGTTGCACCATACAATACTGGTATCTATGCAGTTGATAGTGGCGCAGCTACAAATACCTGGTCAACAATTTCCCAAATGTCAGGCGCCCCTTTAAATCTTGGCGGCACTTATGACAAGTCAAAATCATGGCTTGTTAAGATTTCGGTGAGTGATAACCTAATGTCAGCAACACCAATAATACAACCAGTTGCAAGTGAGTTTGTACTTGTAACTAAAGCACCTTCTGGTGTTGCATTTGGGAAAATTTGGGAACATGGCATTATTGATGCCAAAGGCGATGTTTATGTTGACGGTACTATTTATTGTGGCGATAAGGCGATACAGCAAAAACCACTTGCTTTAAATAATGGTGGCTCTTTTAGACATGACGACACCGACCTAAATAGCTTGCAAGACACAGGTTTTTATTGTGTATTTAGAGGTGCTAATAGACCGGCTGGGGCAGGTCCTGGGTACGTAACAGTTGTAAGACATGAGACAGCAAACTATGCTTATCAACAATTTTACGACCGCACAAATAAAACTATATTTACGCGCTTGCTGGAAAACGGTGTTTGGAGCGGTTGGAGTGAGTATGTTAAAAAAGATAGCTTACAAACGACTGGCTGGATAACAATTGGCAACGGTTTTAAATATAAGCGGAAAGGTGATGACATAGACTTGATGTATAATTTTGCTTCTAATGGATTACAGAGATGGTCTGTTGGTAATATGCCATCTGGTTTAATACCTCAAGAGTTGATGTTTGCGATAACTGGATGGACACTTGCTCCAGACAAATCAATCCACTTACAAATCAATGCATCGGGATTGATTGAGTGTATAAATCCTGGCGCTTACTCAAATACTTACAGAGGTGTCGTGCACTGGTCAATATAACAGTCAATATAACAAAGGAGACGATATGTTTACAATTAACACAAAATTCCCACAAGTTCTTGAGGATAAAAGTATTATGGGAGTGACTGCAATTGTGTCAGTTGATTTACCACACGTGAAAGGTAACTTAACTTTTGATTTACCACCTGAGTCTGAAAATAAATCTTTTGCAGAAACGCTTGAAAAGTGTGAGCAGATATTTTACGACGAAAAGTATAAAGATAAAGCTCAGTCTGAAAAAATGACTGAACTAAGTACATCAACATCAACAGGCACACAAACACTTATCAATCTGATAAGTACGCTTTACGCAAAAGAGGTTTTAAAAGATGAAGATCTTATTGCTATTGGTTAGAATTTTTTTACAGGAAGAAGGGATAGATATGATGATTAAATTATTTGCGATTGACTTATATTATGGACGTATGGCTTGGTCAAGTTTTGTTAAAAAGGGATTTTCAGAGTTTATTAATAACAAAACAAAAGAGCAACTTGCAATTATGTGCGATGAAGAATTACTTGCTGAAATTTTAGCAAGTTAGTGAGGTAGTCGGATGACAGTAGAACAAGCAGAAAGAATCGCTCAATCACAATTTGTGTGGGCTATTCTCTTTATCTTGCTTTTTATGATTGTGGTTGGTTATCTGGTGCGAACGTCTGATAAGCGTGAGAAAAAGCTAATGGATTTCCATGACCAATCAAAATCAGAATCTAACAAACGTGAAGAGTGGCTCAAAGGTCACTTAGATAAAAATACAGAACAGTTACAGGACATTTCTCAGACCATTGGTGTTGTCCAAAAGGAGATGTCTTATATGAGTGACCGCATTGGTCGTCTAGAAAAAGAGGAGAAATAACATGATTAATTGGAAAGTAAGAATTAAAAACAAAGCATTTTGGTCAGCAATTATTCCAGCAATATTTTTAGTTGTACAAGCAGTTGCAAATGTTTTTGGTTATACACTTGAACTTAGTGATTTAGGTAATAAATTGTTAGTAGTTGTTAATAGTGTGTTTTCAGTACTTGTTATTGCAGGTATTGTTACAGACCCAACAACCGAAGGTCTTTCAGACAGTGAGCAAGCATTGACTTACCACGAGCCAAAAAAATAGGAGGGGACATGCGTGCAATCACTAAAATAGCAATGGTACTAGCAATAGCAATACTGTACATACCGCTTGCAGTGGTTGCTTTTTTTAGTTATCCGATTTATTTACTTTTTGGAAAGGAGGAGTAAATGGCAACTTATCAAGAATATAAAAGCAGGTCAAATGGTAACGCTTATGATATTGATGGGTCTTTCGGTGCACAATGTTGGGATGGCTACGCAGATTACTGTAAGTATCTAGGACTGCCATACGCAAACTGTACAAATACAGGATACGCAAGGGATATATGGGAGCAACGTCACGAAAATGGTATCTTAAACTATTTTGATGAAGTGGAAGTTATGCAAGCTGGTGATGTTGCTATTTTTATGGTTGTTGACGGTGTAACGCCTTACAGTCATGTAGCAATTTTTGACAGCGATGCAGGAGGCGGATATGGCTGGTTTTTGGGGCAAAATCAAGGCGGTGCTAATGGCGCATACAATATTGTAAAAATCCCATACTCCGCAACATACCCAACTGCCTTTAGGCCAAAAGTTTTTAAAAATGCAGTTACTGTTACAGGTAATATAGGACTAAATAAAGGCGATTATTTTATTGATGTATCAGCTTATCAACAAGCAGACTTAACCACTACTTGTCAGCAAGCTGGCACTACTAAAACGATTATCAAAGTATCTGAGTCGCTCGCTTGGCTGTCTGATAGGCATCAACAACAAGCAAACACAAGCGACCCAATTGGCTATTACCACTTTGGACGTTTTGGCGGTGATAGTGCTTTAGCGCAACGGGAAGCAGACTTATTTTTGTCTAACTTACCAAGCAAAAAAGTATCATACTTAGTCATTGACTATGAAGATTCCGCAAGCGCAGACAAGCAAGCTAACACAAACGCAGTTATTGCATTTATGGATAAAATCGCTAGCGCTGGTTACAAGCCTGTTTACTACAGCTATAAGCCATTTACGCTTAATAATATTGATTATCAGCAAATTATCGCTAAGTACCCAAACAGCATTTGGATAGCTGGTTATCCAGACTACGAAGTACGAAAAGACCCACTTTGGGACTATTTCCCATCAATGGACGGCGTGCGCTGGTGGCAATTTACAAGCGTCGGAGTCGCTGGGGGACTAGATAAAAATGTCGTTTTATTAGCTGACGACAATAGCCAAGTGACTGTACCAAAAGCAGATAAACCGCAAGAAGCAGTTAGCTTTAATCAGCGTTTAGATGTTAATACTAAGCTAGATAACTCAAATACGCCGTACTACGAAGCGACTCTAAGCACAGATTATTACGTAGAATCTAAACCAAACGCAAGTAGCACCGATAAAGAGTTTATCAAAGCGGGTACTCGTGTGAGAGTATACGAAAAAATAAACGGTTGGTCACGTATTAATGCACCGCAATCCGACCAATGGGTCGAAGATAAGTATTTAGCTAATGCCACACAAGTATAAAACAGGAGGTAAAGCTCCTTTAGATAAGACAAATGCCCTCGCTTTGCGGGGGCTGTTTTTTATTGCAAAAAATTTCGCATTTATTGACAAAAAGTTCAAGACATGTCATAATGAGGGTGGTTATAGAAGATAAATTTCGTTCATTTATCATCCTTTCTAACCCAACGTCTTCGTTGTTCGTTGAACCCGTAGTGATACGGGCGTATGACTGAAAGCACATCATACGGCTTGGCAGAGCTTAAGAACTGTTCTCTTGCGATAAGCCTAAGAAGCACAATAGAGAGTTAGAGTTTTGCACCTCTAATCGTTAGCCCTGACCGGAGGATATTTCCGGTCCGTGCTTTTTTTATTTTGTAGAAAGTTTTTTGATAGTGGATCTCAAAGAAATAGTTAATGATTATGAGCTAAATTTTTGTGGGAAAAGGTGTAAAGTTGAGACTAATTTTAAGCATTTACCCGAATTTATGATTTTATTTGATATAAGAGATTTGTATCATCTTCTAGGTATTCATAAGTTGAAAACAAAGTATCGCGCAACAAATTGGGTTGAAGCTGTGAAAGCAGATGTTTTCCTCTTATCGAATTATTCAAAACATCCAAATTTTAGAGAAGTTCTTCCTAGAGTCGATAATTATAATTTTTTATATGAAATATTCTATCAGTTTAGAGTTAACGTCTGTATTTTAGATAAGGATTTAACTAAAAATACAATGAAATTGAGTGTTGTTTTTTATAAAGACAACAAGAAGAAATTAGTTGTTGTAGGATTAAAAAGAGATGAGACAGGGGTCTTTAGGCCAGCTACGTTGCATGAGAGCCGAAACAACCTCTACAAGCGAATTCGGCATACTGCTATAAAATCAATAACTTGGATTTAGAACATACCTTTTGTGCTGATTACCTCTATTGACACACTCGCATAATCATGAGATAATCACAGTAGCAAGAATCGCCTGAAAGTAGCAGTAGATGCTGTCAAAGAAAAACTGAAATAAATATTAACCGCTCTCTATTGAGGGCGGTTTTTTTTGTCTATCAGAACAGAAAAATTTAAAATTGTCTATTTTTAGGATTTTTTATCGAATAGATAGATAGGAGGATAAAATATGTTATATATAGATGAGTTTAAAGAAGCGATTGAAAAAGGATATATCAGCAGTGATACAGTGATGGTTGTGCGTAAGAACGGAAAGATATTTGATTATGTGTTACCTGGTGAGCCTGTAAGATTGTGGGAAGTTGCGACAGAGGAAAAAGTGGAAGAAGTGTTGATGGAATTAGATAAATAAAAAAAGACTTTTCCAAGTCCAAAAATCAGATGCTCCCCAGCGCAAAAATTACTACGTTATTTACTACGTTGTTTTTAAAATCAGTGTAATTGACCAGATAATGTAAGGTTGTAAAATGTTGATTTATCAAGTGATTGGGCAATGATAGCAAATGATACCATATTAAGGTTCTTTTTTGTTATAATATAATAAAATGCTTGTGAGGTGTCAGTATGAGTAAAGTTCGTTTATATATCGCTCGTCATGGTAAAACAATGTTTAATACAATTGGTCGCGCTCAGGGGTGGAGTGATACTCCTTTAACTACTTTTGGAGAACTCGGGATTAAAGAGCTTGGTTTGGGACTAAAGGCTTCAAATATTAGTTTTAAAGAGGCTTTTTCTAGTGATAGTGGACGTACTTTACAAACTATGGAAATTATTCTCAGGGAAGTGCAACAAGAAAATATTCCCTATACGAGAGATAAACGAATCCGCGAGTGGTGCTTTGGTAGTTTGGATGGAGGATATGATGGCGACCTTTTTAATGGCGTTCTGCCTCGAGTTTCAAACGGAGATATGAGCCATTTGACACACGAAGAAATTGCTAATTTGATTTGTCAAGTTGATACGGCTGGCTGGGCAGAACCGTGGGCAATATTGAGTAACCGTATTCTGTCAGGCTTCACTGCTATAGCTAAAAAAATAGAGGATATTGGGGGAGGTAATGCGATTGTTGTCAGTCATGGGATGACTATTGCGACTTTTTTATGGTTAATCGACCATAGTACCCCTCGTAGTTTAGGCTTAGATAATGGTAGTGTCTCAGTCGTTGATTTTGAAGATGGAACATTTTCTATTCAATCTATTGGGGATATGTCCTATCGAGAAAAAGGAAGAGAAATTTTAGAAAAAACATTGCAATGA